CCTGTTCCGCTACCACCAGTTGTATTATAAGTGGTGTTAACTTCATAATTACCATCACCATCAGTTATAGCTATTATACTCGCAGCATAACCATGTTCTCTATATAAACCTGGTTCACCTGTTTCAAAATTTTGTGTACCACCAAATGATTCATCAATACTTAGGGTTAAGTTATTACCTAACCAATCTATTATTGGAGCAGTTGTTGCTTCACCACTAGTTCTGTAAGGTACATATACACTTGATCCAGCTCTAGAGTTATCACTATCATACGAAGAGAGTATAACATCTGATTGTCTACCATAGTAATCAACTAACACAAAACCTAATTGATAAGTTCTGTTTTGTTTTACTGTTTGATGAGGATAAATAGCAGCATAATTAGAAGACTCAACATCTGTATCTGTTAAACCAACACTGTATGGTATAGTGCTAGGCGGAGTCATTTTTTCTACAAAGTTACCATAGATAACTCTATTACTAGAAACCTCTTGTGCTAAAGCTCTTATAGGTACTTTATCGTAAACTCTAGTTGTCTGATTTTGCGGTAGAGTCTTATAAGGTTTATTTGATTTGTAATTATAATTATAATATTGCTGAGTAATTAAACCGTTTACATCGTCATTATACTCTATGCTTTCTAAAGTTAATCCAGGAACACTTAAATCTATAGTATCTAAAACTTTTACTGACAAACCATCTGATTCTTTATATAATACATCTAATTTTTGTATTTTATATTTACTAATTAAGTTAGCAATGCTATCTGGTACAGGTATTTTAACGTCTACAGTATCTATATCATTTTCAAACCACTCTAAAATAGTACTAGTATAAGCGTCAGTTTCGTCTTGATAATAATTATTTATATCGTTTACCTTAGTATTTATTTGACCTAATCCAAATTGACCTTGTTGCTTTGGTACAAATATAGTATTACTAAAAGGTGCCATTAAAGAATATTCATTATCATTAAATTTATATCTATAACTTAATCTTATAAATTTATCTTCTAAAAATTTTGTATCTCCTTTAAAACTAGCGTCATAATTTTCATTATTACCTATAGCTATATTATCACCAACAGCAAAACCAGCTAAAGCACCGCCAGCTGTAAAATCTTTATCAGTTGTTATTTGCCATCTACCAGTACTTGTGCTACTAACATTTGTTACTGTTACCGCGGAAACTCTTATAGGATAACGATATGACGCGTTAGTATTGTTTAAATTAGGAATATCATCTGTAGCTCCAGTTGTAATTGTTATAATATCACCAACTCTAGGAACACCTCCTAATTGAACTGCTGGTCCACTACCAGATCTATTTATACTAAAACTTGTATTACCACCAACAAAATTAATTTCTTGTAAAGAAAAATTAGAAACAAACTGGTTACCACTATTTTTCATACTAGTTCTAGTAAAAGCTATACTAGTGCTTGTTGGTAATCTAGTTCCACTACTGGGTATAGCCATTGCTGGACTAACTCTAAACTGAGTATTAGTGCCTGGATTCATACACTCAACAACTCTAACTGGAGGTAAAGTATTTGTAATTTGTAAACCAGCAACATCTGTTTGATCAAAATCAGTTACTATATCACCTACTTTAATATTAGGTGAGGCAGTACTTCCGTGTAAAACTATTACAGTAGTGCTATTTGTAGCGCTACTACTAACAAGTCCTTTTGTTTTTTGTATAGGAACAACAGGTAGGCAAGGATAATATTTTGCAACAGATATTTGCATCTCTTCTGTGTAAGCTCCTGGACTACCAGCAGATACATAAGGATTATTTCTAGCAGTAGTAACGTTTATCTTTCTTGGTTGATTTAAATTATCAGTAAAAAATAATAATTCTTCTAATAAATTAACACCGTATATAGGAAATTTTTGATTAAAATTAAGCCAATAACCACTTACTAAAACAACTGGTGTTATAGGTGCTTGACCATTCAGATCTATTTCTATAATAGAACAAGTATTTGTAGTTGCTGCTCTAGCACTAGCACTTGAATTAGAAAAATCAGTTGCAAATAAATAAACTCTATTATTTGTTTCATCTGAAAAACTGCCAATAATACGTAGACTTTTATTAGTTGACATAGTACTTAGAATACTATTACCTAAAATATTTTCAAACTCACCAACAGTGCTACCTTCAGATCTACTAATCAATAAGTTGATAGCTTCTCTATATTCACCATTAGGTAAAATACGAGAGTCAAGATCTTGATTCATTCTACCTTTTAAAAAGGAGTTTTTAATTTCTGGCATATTTAATGTTTAATCCATTTAGATTTATTACGCATTACTTGTACTATTTCATCTAACTTAATATTAGATAATCTTATTTTAGCATTACGTAAAGCTGCGTATCTTTGTCTTTTATATTGTGGTGCTATAGCGGCTGTATCTCTTCTAGTTGACATTATGCTATATAGTAAATGTTGATACATTGCCTCTTCTGCAAGTTTAGGTACTTTAGTGTCTAAGTCATAAGCTAAACCATCAGATATATATTCTAATATTATTAATTTACCCATTAAATCACTAGAGAAATTAAAAGTACCTCTTCTTTCATCTATATTAAACCAACCATTTACTTGCATGTTTACAGGATCACCACCATATCTTTGTCCATACCAACCCCATGGACCACCTGGTTCACCCCACCAATCATACATCCAAATATCTGGATTAGTAGTATCCACTGGCCAAAACCCAGTTATATTACTTGTATTCATTGCTTGCCATCTTTCGTTAGTTAAAGAAGTACCTTCCACATTATCACTGAAATTATCTTGTATTGGCTTGCCATGTTTGTCTTGTATAGGAGTGTAATAAGGACTACTCGTTAATTGTGTTGGGTATATAGTATGCTTAACACCATTACCGTCTACATAAGATAATTTAACATAGTTAACATAATCTTGCGGTATTATTAATGAAAGATTGTCTGGAACTGTTAATTCTTGAGATTTTATACTTTTTAATGTATCATAACTAAATTCTTGTAAACCTCTTTTAGCATGAAATATAACATCTGTTCTATTTACTCTAGGTATTAATTTATCTTGACCTACATAACCTACAATAAAATTATTAATAATATCTTTTAATTTTATGTATTCATAACTACCATAATTATCTTCGACCGCACCTTCTTTTAACTGTACTTTAACATATGTCCCGACCCCTTGACCTGCAGCCAGTGTTATTCTACTAGTTAAATTAGTACCGTCTTGAATATAAGTTACAGTGTAAGCTGTAATAAACTCAGTCCAACTATTTATACCATTTGGACTTGTGTATATTTGAAAATTATTTTGTATATAATTAGGATCTGTTGGTGCATAACTAGTTGTGCTACCTAAAACTAATTTAGTATTAAATGTAAAATCATATACAGTAGTTGCTCCTGCTGAGGTATATATAATCTGCGCGCCGGCGTAATATTGTAAATTATTTTCACGGATTAATCCGCCATCTGGTTTAGGCATGTCTTATAGTTTTGCGTTTTGTTGTTCTGCAGCTATTTCTTGTTGAGCTACCTGTATTATCGTTGGGTCATTTATTATTACTCCAGCATAGGATAATACTCTAGTAATAACATTACTTTGTTCAGAAGCAGCTAGTTCAAAATTTATAGAAGTTCCTGAAGCATATTCATATTGACCTAAATTTCCAACACCATAACTCCAAACTGGTGGCTCAGGTTTTTTAACATAAGAAAAAGTTATATCCGCGTTTGCAATAATGCTAGTAGGATATACATAAAACTTATCGTTCTCATGTAAATATATAGGAAAATCTGTAGTAGGTTGAGTTAACGGGGAAAGTAATAATTGTGTTATCTCGTTTCTTTGAGCGTATTGGTTTAATTGAACTCCTTTGTAAAATACAGAACCAACTCTATATATAGTATCAGTTACTACATTACCATTATATGTTGTAGTACTTGGTGCTGGAGTAAAAGGATTTGCACCTGTGCTAGTTCCTGTTCTTTGAAAATACTGTAACTTCTGCTCTAGATTATCTACTCTATTAGCATATTCAGTATCATTTTGAGGCAGTCTATACTGTTGATTTAAATCTTCAAAATAACCTTCGAATACATTTAACTGTACCTGATCTGCAACCTTGTTGAATTCATCAGGTGTCATATATCCTCTTTGCTGTTGGTTAAGTATTAATAAGACTGTTTTATATACAGTATTTATGTTTATTGCCATTATAATATTTTTATAAAAAGGCGGGCGAACCCGCCTTAATTATTTATTTAAACTTTTTAGAAATAGATTTATACATTTCTACTCCTTCATCTGTTTTAAACCATGCAGCTAATGCTGAATATGGATTTTCATCAAAAGGTACACTAAACAGTTTTCTATCATTTTTACCCATTGTAAAGCTTCTCTGGTCTTGTGATAATTTTATAATACCAGCTTCAGTAGCTTTTACGCCAAAGTTTCTAAGTTCTACATTGTCATCTTTTGCTAACTCTAAGAATAAATATGGTTGATCTTTAGCAAATTTAAGTAAATCTCTTCTTAGCTCTTTAGAACTTAATTCATTTACTTTAGAACCTATTTCAGTTCTCATAATAGCTTCTGCGTGATCAATATCCATATCTCTTGCTAACATCATAGCATCAATCTGATAATTAATAACTTGCACTTCATCTTCAGCTTCTTTTACAGGCATTAATTCTGCAAATCTTTTATTTCTATCAGGGTGATATAATGAAAGTAATTTTTGCAAAGCCTGTTCTTCTTTTGGCACAAATAGAGCTCCATCTTCAAAAACAATATGCCTCAATGTTACTTCTCCTTTTTGTTCATCAACAAACGGTGAAGATTGATTTGTAGCATATCTTAACGCTCTTTGTGTATTGTTATCTGTATCAAAATATAGCAGAGGATATTTCTCTGTATGTCTTGATTTTATTGTAAATGTTAAAGGGTTTCTATCACCTCTAATAACATATCTTCTATCTTTTATTTCCCAACCTTCTTCGGCTGAGTTTATCTTTTTTTCTTTTGACATAATATAATATAATTAAATAAGTTAAAGGTATTGGGCGCCGAAGCGCCCTTACCTTATAAAAATTAAGCTACAAATAATACGAAATTATTTCTTGCTTGAGTACATAGACATCTTTCTGATAAGAAGTTAACCTCCATAGCATCAAGAGTAGAAGTACTAGCACCGCCAACAGAACCTGTTAACCATGATTTCATTCTTCTATCATCAGCTTGAGAAGCTCTATATCTTACATGTAAGAAAGGTCTTCTGATGTTTGTTCCTAGTAATTGATCGTATACTGTAGAAGTTCCAGCAGGTACTAATACACCATCGATGTTATCACCGTTAACAAAGTTTGAAGATCCACCTCTTAAAGAAGCGTCATTTAAGTATTTCCAAGAAGTTTTGTAGAAGTCATATGAACCTCTTCTAAATCCAGAAAAACCTAAGTTAAGCGCCATGTCTTCAGAGTTTTCGAATACACCGTAAGATGTACCACCAGCTCCGTAAGAATTTTGCTGTGCTAACATATTATCAAATAATAGTTCAGTTTTTCTGTCTAAGAATAACATATTTTCTTCAATTGCTCCTTGACTGTCTAATAATCTTAGTACAGAGTCGAAATCTTGAAGTGATCCAGCGTAACCAGAAAGTACATTACCACCATTGTTAATAGCAGCAAATAAACCTTCAGTACCGATTTGACCAGCAGTAGCTCCAGCAACACCAGCTTGTGCTCCAATAGTAGCAGCAATAGCGTTTGTAGCAGCTAATTCACCTTCAATCATTGACATCTCTAAGTAATCTTCGAATCTTAATCTAGTTTCACCTTCAGCTTTCAAATACCATAAGTAACCAGAAGTACCATCTTCAGTAGCAACCTCAACCCAACCAATTTGAGCTGTATCAGAACCAGATACTGCGTATCTATCTCTAATAATAATAGGTTTGTTACTAAATACTGATAATTGTGGCTCAATAGATTGAGAAGCTCCTGGTCCAGTAACACCTTTCGCAAACTCAGAACCGTAGACAAATATCTTTAATCCAGTTCTGTTAGCAGCTCCAGCGTTAACGTTTGTTCTTGTATAAGGTTGTACAGTAAGAACTCCAGTTGCAGGATTTGCAGTTGCACCAGAAGTTAATACCATTGCTTTACAAGTAAACGAAGGATCAGCAGGATCCATAATTACAATAGTTTGGTTAGGGAAAACAACGTTTACGATGCTTGCGCCTATACCTTGAATAGTTAAAGTGTTTGCAGTACCACCATTTCCAGCAGTTACATTATCATAAGATACATGTAATCTGTTTTGCTCTGACCAAACAACTTGATCAGACATCATTGGCATTTCTGCTCCCACCATTCTTAAGAAGCCTCCAATCGTTCTGTTTCCATAACGTTCTACCTCGGCTTCATAAATTTCAGGTAGATATTGTTGCGCGAAATCGTTTCCACCCCCGTCAGCAAAATTCAAATAATTTGATGCTAATGTTTCTAATTGGGGAGTAGGTACTAAATTTCCGAACTGAGGACTTAATACACTCATTTTTAAATAGTTTTAATTGTTAAATTTACTTTTTTTAATTCTCAATTTAGAACTATCTACACCATCTATAGCTTTAACTTTAAGACCTCCGATAAAAATATCACCTTGAGTTTGACGAGCTTCATTAGAAATATTCTTTGAGCTGTCTACTACAGTTTTAATTCCATCAGATTTCCCTTGTTCGTAAAAATGATTTACGATTTTATCTATATTCTGTGCAGCATATATAGCCTTATGATAACCTTTCGTATCTTTAACGTTTCCTTCTGTGTCTAAGAACTTCCCGACGAAGTTGTTTAAATTAGATTGATTCTCTGCAACATCATTAACATTTTTAACCCCATATCTAAAATTCTTTTCTCCAACTTCGAAATCAAAACCTTTGAATTCATTAGAGAAATAACTTTTAGTGTTGTTAACAAAGTCTTTGTGTTGTTGCGTTGCTATTTCTTGTTCTGTGTTGTAGCGATTAAAAAAGTCCACAGCCTTTTGTTGTTCTTGAGTTACTCCAGGTCTTAATTTTATTTCTTCATAATACCTTTTCTTCAAGTCTTCTAAATGACCACGTGCTTCTGCAACCGCCTCTTTTTTAGCAAGTTTCTTTTTTTTGATGTCTCGCTCTTCATCAACGTCCGCATCAAACGTAAATTGATCTTCCATTACAAATGAAATTTCGTCATGCGTAAGATGTGGCTTAGTATTTTTATAGTATTCTCTAAGTAAAGACTCATCATTAACATTTGAATAATCATGATTTAACCTTACATAGTCTTGAACAGTACCACCAGTATCTTCCATAAAAGAAACAAGCTTTTCAATGTTTTCAGGTAGCTGTCTACCTAATACTTGTTCGTCTCTTTTAGCTTCAGCAACTTTCTGCTCTACTTTTTTTATTTCTTTTTGTTCTTCTTTATTAAGTTCGATAATAGGCGATTCGGACTCTGATATTTTTCCGTCCACTTTTTTGCTAGCTTCGGGTTTGTCGCCCACAGGTACCTCCTTTGTTTCTCCGATTTGAATGGCATTATCTTCTTTTTTAATTTCAACTTTTACTGGTTCCTCAATTTTTACATTAGGATCTTTTCTTAAATCAACTTTTACAGGTTGATCTTTTGCAGTAAACTTTTTAGGCTTAGATTTTATTTTCATATCACCGCCTTCTGATTTGACCTCTTTAGTCACCTCAGGCTTTTTTGTTTCTTTTTCTGACATAATAAAATATTATAAAATTAGTAATTAGTATTTACATACTTTGTTTTTGCTCAAAATTTATAGGCATAAGATCATTGTTTCTTTGATCTATCATCTCACTTTGTTGAGTACCCTCCATCCGAGTCCTTTTATCTTTACGATCTTCGATAAAAGATTCTTTTTCTTTCATAGCATCAACTTCCATTTTCTTTAACTCCATGTCAAACATATGTTGTTGTTGCATTTTTTGTTGTTCAAGCTTAGCTTGATATTCTATTTTTTGAATAGCCATTTGATTCTTAGCTTGTTCATACTGTACATTAGAAGCAGTAAGAGCTTGTTGTTTTTGCATTTCTGCTTCAGCTATAGCTTGAGCTGATGCTGCTTTTGCTTGCTCTTGTTGTTGAGCCATTTGCATTTGCATTTCTTGCTCTCTTTTTTGTTTTGCTTTACGTTTTTGTTTTAAAACATCATTAGCAAGCTTCAAGTTTCTAATTCTTCTAATGTCAATAGCATCTTCTAAGTCTATACCACCTTGCTGTATAGCCATTTGTATATTTTGCTCTAATCTAGCTTTTTCTTCTTCTTCTGGCTCTAACTCTAAATAAATACCGAAATCATGTAATGGTAAGTTTTTTATTTCTGCTAGTGTAGCGGTATTATATGTTGATATAGAACTTTTTATTGAGTTAACTAATAAAGGATTTTTTAACGAGTCGGCTACTTTTAAAGATATATTTTCACAAGTTCTAACCGTTAACCATAAACTAGCTTGCATTAAATGTCTAGTAGCTGTGTTAGAAGCATTAACAGCCATTTTTTGTAAACCAACTAATGTATCTTTTTCAGGCATACTACCATCTCTAGCTTCATTTAATCCAGTACAATCTCTTATTAATTGTAAATAATATTGATATGTAGCTATTAAACTTTGTATCTTACCTTGACCGCTTGATGTTTGTAATTCTTGAATAGGTACTTTACCTGGATTCATATCACCTTCTTGTGTCATTGATCTACCAACAATACTACCAGTTTGAAAATACATGTTTAAAGCTTCAGCTGGATTATAATTAGTACCATTACCTAGATCAACTTCAGCCAAACCATCCATATCTAAAAACACACCATCTGGAACTGTACGAGCAATAACTTGTTGTAGTTTTAAATGAGTTATTTGAATCATATCAGCAAAACCTGTAATTTTACTAACTATAGATTCAATTCTACCTTTATACATACGAGGAGCACACAGCGTATAGCTCATCTCAACCTTAGCATTATCAGCAAAAGGTCTAGTCATATTTTGAGATAATTCCCATTTTATAAGCTCATTATTACCTACTATTTTTACACCTTCATATAGTACTTCTATTTTTCTAGAAACTCTTTCAAAGTTATCACTAGGTGGAGGGTTAAATAAATCTGTTTTTTCTAAAGCTTTTTCTAAACCAGTATCAGTTTGTTTTATTTTAAATACCTGTTCATTATATGTTTTGTATTCAAAAAACAATACAGAAACAGTGTTAGGATCATAAGAATTATAACCATATATGTTACCTCTATCTTTACTATAACCTCTAGTTTGTTCTATTTTCTTTAATTGTTCTTGAGTTAAATTAGGAAATTGTTTAGCTATTTCAGGTACAGTTAATTGTTTTACTTCACCAACATAATATATATCTTCAAAATGAGGATCTTCTGAATAAGAATATATTAAATTAGCTGGATCTACATATTTTAAATTAACACCGTTAGACATATTCCAAGATGTTTTACAAGCTCCAATACCTAAAGTTACAAGATCATGATTAAATCTTTTCTTTATATTTTCAAATCTATTTCTTTCAAGTGTGTTATTTATAACTTCTTCTTCAGCTATTTCTATACTTTGCTTATAACTAAGCTGCATATGAATATCTAGTTCTTCTTCAGTTTCAGGTAATTTATTTTTATCTGTTTGAAACTTATCTACACCTAACGTACCTTGAAGGTTTTGTAAAAAAGGTTTAGCCAGCATATCAGTTAAAATAGCATCAGCATAAGCTGTTCTCTTTTTTAATGATTGAGGATCTTGAGCATAAGCTTTTATTTCATAAAGCTTATTATTCATACCATTTGAAACTATATCTACAAACTTAGATATAACCGGTACTGGTTTCCAGTCTAAATTTAAATACGACAAATCACCGTTAATAGCTAATTCATCTTTATATTTTTGAACAGATTGTTCACCTCTTGCATATAGCCTTAAAGTATGAAATCTATTATATGAAGTAGCAAATCTTGTACCATTACCACCTTGTTGCCACCACTCACCTTCTATAGCTTGTGCGACTTGTCTTCCATATTCTTCTGAAGATTTTTCAGCATCAGAGACTGTCTGGCTAGGAAAAGCACTATTTGGATTTGCGTATATATTCATTTACTTAATTATTTTTGATAACGAACCTCGATTATCATATTTTTTAATTCCTAAATCTACTGGTTCACGTTTTCTTCTACTAACAGGTGCGTATCTATTTTTGTTACAAGCCATTAAAGCTAAACCAGAACTAATAGAAGCATCGTGAGTTGTTCTATTGTTTATATCAAAAGCAGCCCAGTCTTCTAGTGTTCTTTGAAAATATATATTTCCATAACTATCACCGTTAAAACCTACAGCGGTTTCTATATAAGATTCAATTGCAGCTGCATGAGCTTGTTTTATATCTTCACTAGAGTTGGGTATGCCACCTATTTCTTTTTCTGTTACTGATAATTTATTCCATATCTTATCAGGTCTATTCATAGCAAAACCTCTATATCCTCTTCGTTTAAAATGATATAAAAGTCTTGGTTTATTGTTTTCAGCCAATATAGGCATGCCATAAAATATACAAGCCATTAACACGTCTTCAAAAAATATTTCAGCTGTTTGTGGTCTAGCTATATATTCTAGAAAAAATTGATCAGCAGGCGCGTTTTCCATACTGAATTTTGTTAATCCGTGTAAAGAACCGTTAGAACCTCGCTTGTCTACTGTACCTGATATATCATATGGATCACAACCAAAAGCACCTATATGTTCATTACCAGGATGTTTTATTCCGTTTTTTTCTATATATCTATTTTGTAAGTTTGGCTCAGGTATCCAAGATATGTAAAATCTTCCTTGTTGATTAGGTGCAAATATTACCCTGCTATCTTTAATTCCATTTTGCCATAAAAAATTACCTTGAGTAACTAGTTTTTTATTATTAGCGCCTTCGTTGTAATCTATTTGTTGATATATCTTAGTTAGATTAAATAAAGATGATTTAGATTCATCTCTAAAAGCGTGTTTAGTAGTTCTTGGAAACTGTCTATAAAATTCATTTAGAGCATCCTGATTATCTTTTAATCCTTCAACTTCATTTTCCCAGTACTCAATAACTCCAAGGTTGATAGACTCGCCTTGTGGTCCAAATACTTCTGTGTCGGGAGTGTCGAAGACAGGTATGCCATAAGAATCAATGTATCCTTCGTAGTTCCATTCCATAGGTATGAACAAACTATATAATCCCGAACTAGTCTGTCCGTTGCGGTTTCGTTTAGTAACATCTGATTCATCATATAATTTTTTAAAGTTTCTACCACCTTTATCCAAAGCGTTAGAAGTTGAACCCATCATACATTTACCAATAATTCTACTACCTAGCCTTAATGTGGTTTTCGTGACCCTCCAGTTGTTGAGGATGTTGTTGGGCTTCTCCCACTTCCCCGATTCATCATGTACGAGGAGTTTGAGTTTCTCCCCATCGTAGGAGTTGTCACCGGTATTCTTCCAGTCGATGGTCGTGTCAAGTCCCTGGAGATCCTGTAAGGTTTCGTCGGCATCGGTGGTAATGGTGATGGAACGTCTGGTAAATTTGGAGGCGGGGACACGGTAGGCAAGCTCGGTCTTTGGACGGTCCATTCCGTCCTGGGTCGGCTTGAAAAAGAAGGGATAATTAACTGATATGGGTACCACCTTATCTGTGAACATCTTCTTTGCA